CCAGGTTGTCCTGAATGTACGCCGTCAGCGTCGACAGCGAGAACTTCCTCGCGTCGCCGTTCTCGACCGAGTACGTCGGCACCTGGTTGCTGGGCTCGAGCGTGTCGAGCGTGGGGAGTTGGTTTATGGTGGGCATGGGATTAGGCGCCTAGGTTGGGGTATGAGCGGCGGAGGTTTTGAATTGTCATCACAAATTGCCCTCGCTAACCCAAGTACCTGGGGTGCCAGAAACGGTGCAGAACCAGCCCTTGGGCTGCCCCACGACAGGTGTGGCCTGCTGCGCGCGGTCACCGATGGCCCAGGTTCCAACAGTCGGAACGGATGCGGCTTGGAAGTAAATCTTGTCCCCGAACCGCTGGGCGATGTAGACCACATCAGACCCCAGAGCCGCACCGCTGGCCTTGGTAACGCAACTGATAAAGACGTTATCCTGCACGGGCAGCACGGGCGCAGTCGTCGTGCCGGCCACCATGATGCCGTTCGTGCAAAGGTTGAAGACGTTGCGGTCGATGAACTGCTGCGAGAAGGCGCGGCCTGTCAGGTAGTTCGACTGATAGACGCCGTGGTAGAAGTTGCGGATCTGATTGTCAAGAACGTAGATTGGCGGGTTGCCGGCCCACTTTACGCCGACGTTGTTAGCCGAGTTGACCGTGTAGTCCTCTCCGAGCAAGAAGTTATTCGTGACGTACAGCGGAAGCGTTGAGGCTTGGAAATCAAGTTCAATTCCAGGCCGCGCAGTGGTTGCGCGTTCGATCTTGTTGTTCTTGATCGTGTGGCCGCCAACGGTAGCAACGGCTGCAATGGGAAACCATCCGATGTCCGAGCGCGTCGAGCCCGTAATGATGTTCCCGTGTACTTCGCAGTTAACCGCGTACCCGCTCAAGACAATACCGTGCCCCGCACTCGCGCGGATCACGTTGTTGCTCACCATCGTGTGAGCGAAGGCAGAGATTGCGCTCGCGGCGGCCGGGGAAACACGAATCCCGCACGCTGAAAATTCAAGGCTTTCTGAGAAGTCCTCGATAAGATTGTTGGCGATGATGTCCCCATCGCCTTGCGTGGCAACGTAAATACCGGCCGCCAAAGCAGGCTCAAGCGCGTTAATGCCGTTGCTCGTGCATTGGTTGCCGATAATCTGCACACCGTCCCCAGAAGCCACGCCGCCTTGGTAATAGATGCCAGTTTCTCGCGTGTTGCGGCAGATGTTTCCAGACACCACATAGCGACCGCTTGTGCCGTTATACCCGACGATGACGCCGTGCCGGCGAAGGAGCGATGCAGGCGCAATTTCCACCCAAGTTGACGCATCCAACGTCACACAAATATTGCCCTCCACTAGCACATCCGAATCGACGCCGATGGCGTCCACATAGATACCCTGCGAGTTGTTTGAAAAGCAGAAGTTCTTCGTGATGTTGATGCGGCGAGAAGCGCCAGAAGTGCCGTACAGCACAATGTCGGCGCTGCTGGAATTGCTGTATGCGTTGCCCCAGATGTAGTTCCCTGTGATGTCAACGTTGGTGCTGTTGTTGCAATATACGCCGTTGAACTCAAAGCCGTGCAAGAAGCACTCCTGCACCTTGACGTTGCGCGCCCCGATGATCACAACGCCGTTGTTTTTCGTGAAGTCCACGCCCCCGGAAGTCACACCATCTCCGCGCAGGCGAAGATTCTGGATCGTGCAGTTGTTGCCCGCCGCGAAGACGTTGCGTTCGCGCGTTGTCTGCCGAATCGCAGACCCATAGCCGTCACCGTACACCATCGTGTCGGCGGGGATCGTCAGGGTGTTGGTGATGCGGTAGAAACTGCTGGACGCAGGGAAATACAGCGCCTTGCCGGTTGCTGCTACGAGTGCAGCAGCAATCGCCGTCGTGTCGTCCGTGGCCCCATCACCGACCGCCCCAAAATCCTTAACCGACACCACATCCCGCAGCTTACTCTGCACCGTCCGCGTCACCGCCCCGGTGCCCGACTGCAAAAAGCTCACCTCGTCCGAATTGTCGGGAAGGTCGAGCGTGTCCTGCATGTAGTCGGTCAAAGCCGTGATCGACATCCTCCGCGCATCACCCGAATTCGGCGCATAGACGGGAAGCTGATCGCCGCCTGAAGGCGTGCCGAGGAGCGGGAGCTTGTTGATCGTCGGCATCTTTACTTCACCAGGTGATTAACGAACCAGGTTCCCAAGCCCCCGAGCGCTGACGCAATCGCCATGCCGGCGAAGATCCCGCCGTGACTGCGATTGGCGAGCGCGAGAAGCTCCTTCACGTCCTTTTGCAAGTCATCGACCTGCGCTTCCAGCGTCTTTACCTGCCCGATCAGCAGTCCGAATTTCACGGGATCAACATCCGTCACGATATCAGCGCTCCTTCAATGGCAGCGTCGTGATCGCGCGCAGCACCACGACAGCGGTTGCAATCATGCACCCGACGAACGCCTGGCCGGCGGGCGGGAGCGGTAAATGGAAAACGAAACCTTGCAAGACAGAGAGCACCGCCAGTGCGATGGAGAACTGGATCGTGCGGGAGCGGAGGAGGTTGTGGAGTGTCATGCCGCTGTTGTTACCGCTGTCCACGTTGTAGCGCCGTCGGTGTTTACATACATACGGTTATTCGTTGTTGACCCGTCAGACCGAAGATACAAAGAGCCTTTTGCAGCCGAAAGCGTTGGCGCGCCTGATCCAAAATAAACGCCGAACAAAAAAGTAGAACCAAACTGAATGCCTGCGCCTTGAACGCCGCCCGACGTTGTTGCCACATTGGGGGCCACATTCAAGTTTGCCCCGGTCACGGCAACGCCAGTTGCGCCGTTAGCTGTAAGCCTTATGGCTCCGGCCCCGGCCTGCTCAATATTTATCGCCTTTGCGGAAACGAAATTAGTTAAATTGAAATTGTCGGCGTTCGTCATTAGCAGTTCAGCGGTCGCGCCTGAACCTGCCCCGCCAGATGAATTACGAAACCTCGTGGATACATTGTTTAAAAACGCCGGAGTCTGACCAGAAACGGTGTAGAAGCCGTCGTTGTATTTTCCATTGACGATAAAGCTTTGCGTGCCATTGTCAGTGATCGTTTTGCCAGCAGACAAAATGTTGCTGCCATCAAAACCAAATCCTGAAACACCGGAGGCGACGGTTATGTTGTCGCCAAATTGATTTCCAGAAAATTGAGCGCTTGATTGTTCGACAGTGGTGGTGCCAATAATTCTGCACCCAAGCGTCATACCGCCGTTCACGCCCGAAGGGCTTGTCCCGGACGCAATGTACAGCTTCCCTATTTGACCGCCGCAAATAACCGCTGACCCCGTATCAATCAGCTTGACGCCGCCTGTAATTTGGCTGGTGTAAATTCCGTAGAGCTGGTGGTAAAGAGTAGCGGTTCCGCTTACGCCTATCTCGATGTCATATCCTGTGGCAGACGCATCGGCCGTTTGGTAAACGTCGCAAGTGCCAATAATTTCTACGTGGTTTCCCGTGGCTTTTACGGCTCTTGCATACGCCCAACGCGACCCGCAATTAATTAATCGAACATTGTTTCCGCTAAAATTTAAGTTGTCCCCTGTGTAAACTGGGGAGGCGGCATCACCATAAAACGATATGCCGTTGATTTCTACGTTGTTGCCCGTTGAGGTCAGAAGAACGCCGCTTGCATTCTTCTTAATGACAACCGCGCCTGTTGCTGTAAACACTTGGCCAGAAGTGCTTTGTGTCAAACCATGGGCCATGTATGTGCCCGATGGGAATATCAATGAAAATCCGCTATTAATCGCCGCCTGTATCGCTGCCGTATCATCCGTTACACCATCACCTACCGCCCCAAAATCCTTAACCGAAACCACGTCCCGCAGCTTGCTCTGCACCGTGCGCGTGACAGCGCCCGTACCTGCCTGCAAAAAACTAACCTCGTCCGAGTTATCGGGCATATCGAGGTTGTTCTGCATGTAGGTCTGCATCTGCCCCACCGACACCCGCCGCGTATCGCCGTTCGACTCGTCGAAGATCGGCAGACTATCGCCTGGGAGAACCTCGCCGATGGGGGAGAGATTGATAATCTGCGGCATCAGTTGAACTCCAGAATGCCCTCGGGGCCTGTCTCGACAGGATCAACCGGGGTTGGCATGAAAGGATCGTCCGCGTCGCGCCAGTATTTGTTACCTGCGCCGGACGGGAGCGTATCGGGGAATTGCAGTTCAATCGGCGCGGTGGCGCGCTGCAAGACGGTATCGTAGGCGGTCTTAGCCAGCAGGCGCGTGTCCGGCATGATCTGCTTGCCATACGACGGCGCCAGGCGCACGGCGAGGTTGAGAATAACCGCCTCGTT